AAAAAAAAAAAAAAGAATAACTTTAAAAACACTGGATATTTGAAAAATGGATTCATTTAAAACCTTTTTGTCTGAAGCAAAGTTTGATAACAACTTAGACATAAGTGTAGTTAAAAAATTAGCAAAGAGTAATAAATCTAAAATTGATATGGTTGCTCTATCAGTACCTGAAGTTCTTGAAGCAATTGAGCATTTTAAAAATAATATCGCAGCTAAACCAAAGGTCTATATATTTGCTAAAACTGTAGCATATAGAATTGGTAGAAGCTCTATTAAATCAATTGATGGCTTTTCTTCTGGGTTTAAAACGTCATTTATAAACTCTAACGAAGAAATGTTAGATCTTTCTGTTTTAAACCAAAAAACTAAAAGAGCTCAGGTAATTATATTTGCGCTTTGGATTGCAGCAAATCACCCTAATAGCATTAGCACAGAAGTTGATAAAGCTGAAAAAAATGAAACCGAAGAAACCATAAGAACACAGACCTCTATTGACAACATATTGGCTGATATCAATGAAGACTATTTAACTCTTGTTTTAGGTAGACAACAGTTCAAAATAGACGGGTTTCGTCAAATTTCTGGAAGACCTAAAGCAGATATGGCCTTTACATATAAAAAGAAAGACGTCGTATTTGTTTCACATAAGCTTGGATCTAAACCCGCTGACTTTCAACAATACGGCGGTTTTTCAAATGACTTAGGATATAATAAAAATTCTAGAACAAGTAAAATCGTAAAAGGCTCTTCATCATCATACATTGATCAATTTTTAGAAGATGTTGATTTAATTTTAGCAAATGTTTATAATATCAAACCTGATAAAAACGGAATGTATGACTTTAAGTCAACTAAACGCGGCACAAACTTCGCTAAACCAATTGATGACGACAATTTATCTGGTATTGTAATGTTTGGTAAAGATTATCCTACCGGCAAGTTTGGTTTAGATAATTGCCACGTATTAGTAGATGGCAATATTAAGTTTAAAATGATAGAGCATGGTGTTTATGAGCTAGATCGATCAAGCCCAGAGACATATCATATAATGAATAATCCTAGTGTCAAAGGATCAACTGACAAATTTCCTAAAAAACCGCCATACCAACCAATGTTATTTGTGATGCGTTCTGCCGCACAAGGTTTAAACCAAGGTGGATTTTTAAATGCAAGAGCTGTTGTTTGGCCTAGAAATGCTGTTACTGAAAACTATTACAAAAAATTTAAAGCTGATCTTATAAAAGCTAAAAAATTATTATAAACAGGAATACTAAACGACATGATTAACTTTAAAGATTTTATCACAGAAGAAAAAACCCAATGTTCGGTAGGTCTGCAGTCAAAGAAAACAATTTAAAATGGTACACTAATGGTATAGACAATCTATACATTACAGAAGGTACTCAACCTGAATCATACCACAGAGGTAGGACGATGAAAAAGAAATCGTCTCAGAAAAAATAAAGGAGGTAAGCCGATTATGTTAAATTTTAAACACTTTATTAAAGAAGAAAAAAACACACATATGACGCATCTGTGACTTGAGGATCAGGTCATTTACGGCGGTGTGGATGGTGCTCGAGAAGCAATCTTAGCTCTTCGATCCATGCGTGATATGCTAGCCGGTAATAGTTCATCTCAGTCTGATGTGACTGTTAAATGGGATGGTGCACCTGCAGTATTTTGTGGCACCGATCCATCTGATGGCAAATTCTTTGTTGCTAAAAAAGGTATTTTTAACAAAAACCCAAAGGTTTATAAATCAAACAGTGATATTGATGACGATATCCCGAATGCAAACCTTGCAGATAAAATGAAAATTGCTTTAGCTGAGCTTTCTAAATTAGGCATTAAAGGTGTTGTTCAGGGTGATATAATGTTTACTCAAGATGACTTGAAAAAGGAAACGATAAATGGAGAAGATTTTATTACTTTTCATCCTAATACCATCGTATATGCTGTGCCTATGTCTAGCAAAGAATCCGTGCAAATTCGATCGGCTCGTATTGGGGTGGTATTTCATACTAGGTATGAAGGGAAAGACTTTGAAAGCATGCGAGCAAAATTCGGAGTCGACGCAACCAAATTCAGAAAAGTCAAATCAGTCTGGGCGCAAGATGCTAACGTGCGAGATTTATCGGGAACGGTTACTCTCACTAAAGCAGAAACGGCTGAAGTCACCAAGTCTTTATCAAACGCTGGAAAAATATTTAATCAAATTGCCAGTTCCACACTTAAACAAATCGAACAAAATCAGGATCTGGCTAGAACGATAGAAACTTTTAATAATACATATGTTCGCAAACAAGAAAAAATAAAAGATACTAAAAAGCACGTTGATAACCTTATTCAATATATTAATGACAAATACGAAAAAGAAATTGATAAACGTAAGTCCGAAAAAGGTAAAGCTACTCAGCGCGATAAACGTGACGAATTTCTAAAGTTCTTTTCAGAAGATAATAAAAAGAACCTAAAGCTACTATTTGACCTGCAACAAGCCATTGTTGTTGCTAAATTAAAAGTTATAAATAAGTTAAACAAACTAAATAAAATGAACACCTTTGTTAAAACAAAAAATGGTTTTAAAGTAACAGGAGCTGAAGGCTTTGTTGCTATTGATAAACTTAAAGGCGGTGCTGTAAAACTTGTCGACAGAATGGAATTTTCTGCTAACAACTTTAGTGCCGATATAATTAAAGGCTGGGACACACCGTCCCGCTCCTAATGGAAAGAGTGAAACAATGTACACATTCAATGACTACCTACACGACCTACAGTTAGAAGAAGAAATGGAAAATGAAGCCATTGATATTCAAACTCGTATGAAAATGAAAGCCAACCTTCGTCGCAATAAAGCAAAAATAGCTCTTGGCAGACGTAAAGCCGCTAAAAAAATGGCAACAAAAGAAGTTATTACTAAGCGAGCACAACGCCAGGCTAGATCTCAAATATTAAACAAAATCCTTAAAGGCAAAAGCAAAGACGAACTGTCTTATGGTGCTAGAGCTGCAGCTGAAAAGCGTCTTGCTAAGAAAGGTCCTATGATTCAACGTCTCGCCAAGAAACTTATTCCGCAGACCCGTAAAGCTGATAGAAATAAAATGAAAGTAAAGGACAGTAAATAATGCAGTTTAAAGGGTTTGCTCAGTACGTCACTGAAGCCACTAAAGAAATCACCATTGCTTGGGGTAGAATGAATCCTCCCACAATTGGTCATGAAAAACTAATGGATGCTACAAACAAAGTTGCTCGTGGCGGAGTGTACAAAATATACTTGTCTCAAACACAGAAACCAAAAACAGATCCATTGTCTTACGAACAAAAAATCAAATATGCCCGTAAGATGTTTCCTCGCCATGCTAGATCAATCATGTTAGATAAAAAAATTCGAACTTTATTTGATCTTATGACTAAGTTATATGACGAAGGATATACTAAGGTCAATTTGCTTGCCGGGTCAGATCGAGTTCCTGAATATGAAGCACTTTTAAACAAATACAATAACGTCAAAGGCCGTCACGGATTCTATAACTTTGAAGGCGGTGTTAATGTAGTTTCGGCTGGTGAGCGTGATCCTGACGCAGACGGTGCTGCTGGCATGTCTGCTTCTAAGATGAGAGCTGCTGCACAATCAAATGATTTTTCTTCTTTTTCAAAAGGTCTTCCAAAGGGATTTAAAGAAGCGCAGGCTCTTTTTAATGATGTCAGAACTGGCATGGGACTTAAAGAATCTTATCAATACCGTGAACATATCCAATTGCAACAAGTTTCTGAAGAGCGTGAGCAATATATCAAAGGTGACTTGTTTGCTGAAGGTGATATCATAGTAGTAAAAGAAAATGACGCAGTTGGAGAAGTTATTGGCTTAGGTACAAACTATGTGCTAATTGAAATGGCGGATGGAAATAAGCTCCGTAAGTGGCTTGATGCTGTTGAAAAGATTGAAGAAGGTTCTTATTCAGATAAAGTCAAAAGTAAAATTGAAAAAGAAAAAGAGCGAGATGAATTAAAGCACGCCCGTATGATGGCTAAAGCCTCTGTTGACGACGAACGTGCTGATGATCGAGAAAAGAAACCTAAAATTGAATCTTTCTCTACATTCTCTGAGGTTATTTCAGAAGATACTAAAGCCGGTCTTAAGGCTAAAGCTGAAAAGTCTGGCATATCATTCTCAATTCTTAAAAAAGTTTTTGATCGCGGCTTAGCTGCATATAAACAATCACACCGACCAGGCACTACTGCACCACAATGGGCATATGCTCGTGTAAACTCTTTTATTAGTGGTGGTAAAACTAGAACTACAGCAGATGCTGATCTGTGGAAAAAACACATAGAACTTAAAGAAGAAGCCATCAACAAGCTTGGCTAGAATTAATAACTATTATAAATATAAGTAATGATATATTAAGGGCAAGCACATGCTATCATTTAAACAACTTATCGGTTTGACCGGAGAAGAAAACAGCGAAGACCTGGTAGAAGCCGCAGAATACCAGGGTAGAAAGGTAAAGCTTAATGACCCTTTTCGCACGCCTGACGGTCCAAAAAAATTCAGTGTATATGTTAAAAACGAAAAAGGCAACGTAGTAAAAGTTAACTTTGGTGATCCTAATATGGAAATCAAACGAGATGATCCTAAGCGCAGAGCTTCATTTAGAGCTAGACATGGTTGCGATAAAGATCCAGGCCCTAAGTGGAAAGCTAAATACTGGAGCTGTTATCAATGGCGCAGCGGCGCAAAGGTTGATAACTAATGGAAAAAGAATTGCAAAATCACATTGCTGCAGACAACCACCGTCTAGATCGCATAGAACAAAAGATTGATAAACTGGCCGAAACCGTAATTTCTTTAGCTCGTGCCGAAGAAAAGTTAATTGCCTTAGAAGGTGATAAAAACTTTATTATGGAACGCATGATTAAAAACGAAGAAAAAGTAGACAATATTGAAAAAAAAGTAGATGAAACTATCGTAACAGTTCGTGTTATTAATCGTCTTTTTTGGATAGTAATAGCAGCTGTAGCGACTGGCGCAGTTGGAATGATTTTTATTAAATAAATTTATAGCGGGAGCAAAAAATGAACGAAATTACGGCAATTGCCGATATCTATAAGCAAATGCGTTTAGATGAAGCTAAATGTAACAAGAAAATGAACGAGTCGCATTACGAAATTGGTGATAAAGTTCGTTGTAAAGCTAGCGGAATGACCGGTAAAGTTGTTAAAACTGATGATCCTGAAACTGGTGCATACTACTCTGTTGAAACAGAAAAAGGTGTTAAGAAATATTCACCTGACGAGTTAGAAGCTATTACTACTGAAGAGCTAGACCCAGTAGGTAAAGCTGACGACGATATCGATAACGATGGTGATGTTGATTCATCTGACAAGTATTTAAAGAAGCGCCGAAAAGCTATTTCTAAATCTGTTAAAGATGATGAGAAAGAAGATAAAATCGAAGAAGCTGTTGAACTAGCAGAAGCTTCTATTGACCAAACTTCAAAGCAAATCCAACAAGGTGTTACTGCGTTATCTAAGCTTATCAAACATGTTGGTAAGGGCGGAATTGTTGAAAGATCTTTACCTAATGAATTAAAAAGCGACTTAAAACAAATTGCAGGTAAGCTTAACGAAGCTAACGGCATGATGGAAGATATGTTGTATGAACTAAGTCAGATGAATGAGTCTGTTGAATTAGAAGAATCAAAGGTTGATAAAAAAATTGACTCAGCAATGAATAAGTTAATCATTAAAATGAAGAAAGAAAAGAAGAAAACTTCTGAAATTTTAAAAGCTTTAAAGATAAACTTCCCAAGTTATGATACTGATAAGTTTTACGCTAACTTTGAAAATGAAATGGCCGAAGGTCATGTAGGTGAAAAACAATCTACTGATGTTAAAGATTATCCTGTCAAGCAACAAAAAAGTTCTAAATTAAAAACCATATTGTCAAAAACTAAAAATAAATTAGAAGAAGCAAGAGCTGACTATAAGCGTCAAATTTCAGGATCTCACAAAGTAAAAGCTACAGTGTGCTATATTGATCCAATGTCACGCCAAAGAAAGTGTGAAGACCTTTTCTTTAAATCTAAAATGGATGCATTAGGATTCAAAGATAACGTTAAGGGATTCCCAAAAGGTGCTGAAGTTGAAGCAATTAGCGAAAAGTAAATAGGAGTTACACATGATTAAGAAAAAAGGTTGGCTAAAAAATGCCGAAGCCCGTTTAAACGGGTTTTACATCAATGGTAAAAAAGAAAAAACAGCAAGTCTTACACAGGAACAAGTGGATGAGTGGAATGGTGTAAAACCTAAAGCTGCACCTAAACCAAAACCTGTACCTAAGCCTGAGCCTGTTGAAGAAATACAAGAAGAAGTTGAAGAACCAGTTCTTAAAAAGATCTTTAAAAAGGCTCGCAAAAAGAAATAATAAATAGTTTTATCTAAATTAATGGATGGAAACTATGCAGTTATTTGATGAATTGAACAGCGAAAATTTTGTATTATTTGCTTCGCGTAATTATAATAATTATCAGTGTGCAGATATTGAAGAATTTTATGAAGATCTCAAAAGATTTAAGTATTTAAAAAGATTATTTAGTCGTTACGAGCAGGGTGACTTGCAAGAGCGACTAATACTAAATCATTTAATTATTTTATATAATGTGTTTGGTATTGAACCAGCAAACAAAATGGTTTTTTATAAACTAGAAGAAAAACATTTGTCGGCACTCAAACCTTTTCTGATATTTTTAAATTATATTAAAGAAGAGGATTATGTCGACATTCCTCTTGATAAAAATATAGTAGAAAAACTGAGGAATATTTAAATGGGAATTATATCGCAAGCAGCTGATACTTACTATACATATCGCATGATTCGTACTCTTGTCACTGATTGGAAAGATCAAGAAGCATATCAATACGGAATCATTGACGAAAAAGGTAAAGTACTCAGAAAAGCTTCTACCCTCAAAACATCTGATGAGAAATCATCATATACCTTATTTCATAGATTAACTTTTAACTTAAAGAGAATCTTAGAATCCTTGCCAATGGGCACAAGCAAACTAGCATCATATGCCGCAGCATTATTCTTATTAAAAGAAGAAACTAACCTATCTGAAGAACAGCTAAAAGAAATACTAGATCGAGTAATTGGAAATATTGAATCTGATAACGAAATCAATGAAGGCTTTTGGAACACTCAAGAAGATGGTTGTTTATCTCCAGGGATATATACCTTAAATGAAGACATTGCGGCCCCTAGCACAGGCGAGATAATTGCTAAGAAAGGAACTCAAGTTATTGTTCCTGGACTGTGTGAAGCAGTAGATACCATATTTGGTACTCCAATATATAAAGTTAAACATACCTCAACAAAAACTGACGTGTATATAACACCAAAAGGATTAGCACGATGAAAACTTTTAAAGAATATGCTGAAGCATGTTGGGACGATTATAAGCAAGTTGGCACAAAAAAGAAAAACGGAAAAGAAGTTCCAAACTGCGTGCCAGAAGAAGTTGCAGCAAACTCAGTTGCTGGTGGTGGTGTTGACATGAATCCAACCGGAAAAATTAAAAAATTAGATAAAAGATCACGTTTTGCAATAGAAAAGATGTACAAACGATCACAAGGATGATATAATATATGTTTAGTGGAATGAAAATTGCTTTAGTATTATTTGGTATTTCAGCTGCCGGTGGTGGCTACTTATATGTAAATAAACTTCAAAGTGATTTAGAAACTTCACGCGCCAACGTTGCTAAAATGGAGGTAGCTGTTTTATTGAGTGAAAACTCTTTAAGATTAGAGCGTGAAGAATCTGCTCGTTTGAATGAATTGAATGCTGAGTTAAATTCAGATCTTCAAAAGGCAGAACAATATGGTGACGAGCTTCGTAATACTTTACAGAAGCATAATCTTACACATTTGGCAAATAAAAAGCCAGGATTGATTGAATCGAGGATGCAAAATGCGACTAATAAATTATGGGATGATCTCTATAACATTACTAACACTAACCGGTTGCAGCACACTGATGCCGGAACCAAAGATAGTAACAGTAACTAATACTGTAAAAACTACTATACCAACCGTACCCCGCCCCAAAGCAGTACAATTAAACGATATTAAAATTTATATAGTTTCAGAAAAGAACTATGATAAATTCAAGACAGCATTTGAAGCCAAAAATGGAACAGATGCATACGTCGGAATATCTATAAAAGACTATGAAAACTTATCTCTAAATTTCGCAGAATTAAGAAGATATATAGAACAGCAACAACAAATTATTTTATATTACGAAAAAGCCGTGAAACCCGATGAAAAACCAATTCAAAAATAATTCACGTTTAAAATAAAAGACCTGTTTACTTTTTCTATAAATCTTGTTATAATATACCTTATACAAACGCGGAGTGAAAATGAATAAAATTATTAAAGTTATTAAACGTGACGGCCGAAGTGAGCCATTTGATTTAGATAAAGTCCATCGAGTATTAGAATGGGCTACAACTGGAATATCTGGTGTTTCTATCTCAGAAATTGAATTAAAGTCAAATATTCAATTATATGACGGAATTGAAGCATACGATGTACATGAGCTACTAATCAAATCAGCAGCTGAACTTATCTCAGAAGCTACACCTAACTATCAATACGTATCAGCAAGACTGATAAACTACAAATTGCGCAAAGAAGTATATGGTCAATATGAACCATGGATTCTTAAACACATTATTGAAAAAAATATTGAATATGGTGTATATGATGAAGAAATTTTAACCAAATATACTGAAAGCGAATTAGACAAACTAAATAGCTATATCAAACACGAGCGAGATGATGAGTTTACTTTTGTTGGTATGGAGCAATTTCGTGGTAAATATTTAGTACAAGATCGCTCAAGTAAAAAAATATTTGAAACACCTCAAGTTCTTTACATGATGATTGGTGCAACACTTTTTGCTGATTATCCAAAAGAAACTAGATTGAAGTGGGTAAAAGAATTTTATGATGCGGTATCTCAATTCTATATTTCTTTGCCAACTCCTATTATGGCTGGAGTTAGAACACCAACGCGCCAATTTTCGTCTTGTGTTCTTATTGAAAGTGGAGACTCTCTTAATAGTATTAATGCTACTGCTACTTCGATTGTTAGTTACATCTCGAAAAAAGCTGGTATCGGTATTGGCGCTGGATCAATTAGAGCAATTGGATCTAAAATTAATGATGGAAGTATTGTTCACACCGGACTTATTCCATTCCTTAAGTACTTTCAAGCTGCGGTAAAATCATGTAGCCAAGGTGGTGTTCGTGGTGGTGCTTCTACTGTATACTTGCCAATCTGGCATTTAGAGTTTGAAGAGCTTGTAGTGCTTAAGAACAATAAAGGTACTGAAGAATCTCGTGTAAGACAAATGGACTATGCTTTCCAGTTCAATAAGACTATGTATGAAAGACTATTAACGGGTGGCAATATTACATTATTTTCTCCACACGACGTACCAGATCTTTATGATGCTTTCTATTCGGATCAAGAAAAGTTTAAAAAGCTATATGAGAAATATGAAGCAGATAAATCTATTCGTAAGAAAACAATGCCAGCAATGGAAGTCTTTAGTCAGTATTTGACAGAACGTAAAGACACTGGACGAATCTATCTTATGAACGTTGATCATGCTAATGAACATGGTGCATTCATTCCAGAAACATCACCTATTAGACAGTCAAATTTATGTTGTGAGATCAATCTTCCAACAAAACCTTTAAACTCTTATGATGATGAAGAAGGCGAAATTTCTTTATGTACTTTAGTAGCAAGTAACTGGGGTATGATTAATGATCCATCTGAATTTGAAAAATACTGTACTATTTCAGTTAGAGCTTTAGATGCACTACTTGACTACCAGGCATATCCTATTAAGGCGGCTGAAAAGTCTACCTTAAATCGTAGACCGCTTGGTGCAGGTATTATTAACCTTGCATACTTCCTTGCTAAACGAGGATTAAAATATAATGATGATGCACTAGCAACTATTGATGAGTATGCTGAAGCATGGTCTTATTACTTAATTAAAGCTTCTGCAGATCTTGCTAAAGAAAAAGGTAGTATTCCTGGTTTACTTGAAACTAAGTATGGATTTGGTATTACTCCAAACCAAACATATAAGAAAGACGTTGATGACCTGGTGCCTCATGTCGAGCGAATGGACTGGGATGGATTACGTGCTCAGCTAAAAGAAACTGGTATCCGTAACAGTACTCTTATGGCTCTTATGCCAGCTGAAACATCTGCTCAGATCAGTAACTCTACTAATGGTATTGAACCACCACGAGCGCTTGTTTCTTATAAGCAATCAAAAGATGGTGTAATGGCACAAGTTGTTCCAGGTTATCATCACTTAAAAAATAAATATGACCTATTGTGGGATCAAAAAACACCTGAAGGTTATTTGAAAGTTTGTGCAGTACTTCAAAAATATATTGACCAAGGTATTTCTGTAAATACAAGTTATAACCCCGAACATTTTGAAGACGGCAAAGTTCCAATGTCTCAGTTACTAAAAGATATTGTAACATTTTATAAATATGGCGGCAAACAGTTATATTATAATAATACACACGATGGTGCTGGCGAGATCGATGATTCACATGAAGATTTACCTTCTGAAATTGAAGATGATAACGAATGTGATAGTTGTACAATATAATAAATAGATTGCCAGACCAAGTGGTCTGGTAGTTCATATCAAAGAGGAAAATAATGTCAGTATTTCAAAAGAAAAATAAATCCCATCTTGAATCTAAAATGTTTTTTGATGATGGTGTTGATGTAGCTCGTTATGACACTTTGAAGTATCCTCAATTAGACAAGCTTACCGATAAACAGCTTGGATTCTTTTGGCGACCAGAAGAGATTGACGTGTCTAAAGATAAGTCTGACTTTGCGGCCTTAACAGATTTTGAAAAGCACATTTTTACATCAAACTTAAAACGTCAAATTTTACTTGATTCAGTTCAAGGCCGTGGACCGGCTGAAACACTTATGCCAGTCGCGTCTATTCCCGAGCTAGAGCCATTAGTGATGACATGGACTTTTATGGAAACAATCCATTCTCGTTCATATACACATATTATTCGTAACATTTATGCTAACCCATCAAAAATCTTTGATGAAATGCTAGATATTTCAGAAATTGTGGATTGTGCAGAAGATATTTCAAAATATTATGACGATTTCATTGAATATTCTAAATGGCACGAATTGCTTGGCGAAGGTACTCATACTATCAATGGTAAAAAGAAATCTATTGATAGATACGAATTAAAGAAAAAACTATGGCTTGTTTTAAATTCAATTAATATTCTTGAAGGTGTTCGTTTCTATGTATCCTTTGCATGCTCATGGGCTTTTGCAGAGTTAAAGAAAATGGAAGGTAACGCTAAAATTATTAAGTTTATTGCACGTGATGAGAATACTCACCTTGCGGCATCTCAAACTATATTAAAGCTTTTACCAAAGGACGATGAAGACTTTGCTAAAATTAAAGAAGAGTGCGAGCAAGATGTTATTGATATGTTTGCATTAGCGGTAGAACAAGAAAAACAATGGGCACACTATCTATTTAAAGATGGATCAATGCTTGGTTTAAACGAAAAGTTGTTAGGCAATTATATTGAATGGATTGGAACTAAACGCATGCGCACATTAGGTTATCAATCTCCATATCAAGTAGCACAGGCTAACCCTCTACCATGGACTGAAAAGTGGATTGGTGGTGGAAACGTACAAGTAGCACCGCAAGAAACAGAAATTTCATCGTATGTTATCGGTGGTGTAAAACAAGATGTCACAGAAGACACATTAAAAGGAATGAGCTTATGACGGGCTTTCATGTATTTAGTAAAGATAATTGTCCACAATGCGATCAAGCAAAGCAGTTATTAAAAATTAAAAAAGAAGAATATATTGTTACTAATGTTGGAAAAGATATGACTCGAGAAGAATTCATAGAAATGTTTCCAAGAGCTAGGTCTTTTCCAGTAGTTTTGTATAATCGCGAAATTATTGGTGGATTACCTGAATTAATGAAATATATTCAAAATAAAGAATTAGAAGGAATGAGCTTATGACTAGCAGAGAGCATGAGTGTATAGAATGCGGTGCATTATTTTCGGTTGACTTTGTTGAAGATGAATCAGATGATCAAGTTAAATTTTGTGTATCATGTGGTTCTAACTTAGAAGTTGAACTAGATCTCCGTTTATACGATGATGAAGAATTTTTATAACCATATATAGTCCTATACTTAATATAGGATTAATATGAACTGGTTATTTGAAAATAAAGAATTTACATCTGAAGAGATTGGTGATTATGTTGGATTTGTCTACTTAATTACTGATCTTAAAAATAATAAAATGTATGTTGGTAAAAAGAACTTTTGGTCAATCCGTAAATTGCCACCATTGAAAGGCCAGAAAAGAAAACGTACTAAAAAAGCTGAGTCCGATTGGAAAAATTATTTTGGATCAAGTGAAGCAGTAAAGCTTTTAGTTGAAGAGTATGGACAAGATAGCTTTAAAAGAGAAATCTTGAGATTGTGTAAGACTAAAGGTGAAATGAGTTATTTTGAACTATATCATCAAATGATTAATCATGTACTTTTAGACGAAACGTATTATAACGCGTTTGTTGGATGTAAAATACATGCAAATCATGTCAAAGCTTTGTCTAAAGCTGATTTTAAGAATATTTAAAAGTAAATACATGCAAATCATGTAAAAAATTGTGTACTTTTTGAATGAATAGTGGTATAATATAATATGAAATTTAACAAAAAGAGAGGACAGTAAAATTATTATTCTTGATTTTAATGGCATTGCCATTGGTAATGTAGTTACACAAAAAATAGAAATTAATGAAGATATGATTCGTCATATGATTCTTAATTCAATCAGAATGTACAACAAAAGATTCCGCAACGAATACGGTCAAATGGTTATTGCATGCGACTCGTCTTCTTGGCGTAAAGAGTACTTTCCAAACTACAAGTTTAAACGTAAATCCGGCCGTGATGAGTCACCACTAGATTGGAATGAAATCTTTCGCATTATTAATATGGTACGCGAAGAAATTGCTGCTAATATCCCTTGGAAAGTAGTTAAAGTAGATCGAGCTGAAGCTGATGATATTATTGGCGCACTAGCTATGGAGTCACAAGAGTTTGGCAAGCACGAGCCTATTATGATTGTTTCTGCTGATAAAGACTTTATCCAACTACACAAGTATGACAATGTTCGACAATATTCTCCAATGACTAAAAAGTTTATTGAAGACAAAAATCCTCGTACATATATTACTGAACACGTATTCAAAGGTGATTCAAGTGATGGTGTACCCAATGTACTTAGTCCAGATAATACTTTTGTTGAAGGGATTCGTCAGTCTCCAGTAACTAAGAAAAAGATTGCAGCTTGGGTTGAAAACATTGAAGATCTTCAATCGGTTATGGACGAACAAACGTATAGAAACTATTGTCGTAATAAGAAAATGATTGACTTGGAAGAAATGCCAAGTGATCTAAGAGAAACTATTATAAATACGTATGAAGGTATTAAAGTAGCACCAAAATTAAAAGTGCTAAATTACTTAATTAAAAAACGTTGCAAAATGCTAATTGAATCAGTACAGGAGTTTTATTAATGGCAGTAAATAAAATTAGAAATCTTACAATCCATGAGATGCTTAAAAAAGTAGTATCACAAACCGCTAAAGCAGATAAAGTAAAGATGTTAAAAGAGTACAATTGTTTAGCGTTACGTGATATTCTAAAAGGATCATACGATGATGAGATACAATTTTTAATGCCTGAAGGTGAGCCTCCATATGAACCAGCTTCAGATCGCAATCCTCCTTCATCATTGCATAAAATGAGCAAACGTTTTAAGTATTTTGCGGTAGGTGGTCCTGGTGAACGAATCAATAAAGCTCGAGTTGAGAATATGTTTATTGAAGTATTAGAAGGTATCCATCCTGATGATGCTAAATTAGTTATTGCAATGAAGGATAAAAAAGTCAAATCTTTATATAAAGGTTTAACTAAAAATGTTGTTATGGAGGCATTTCCTAAGCTTATCTCAAAATAACAAATATTATAAATATTTTCATGAGAACATTATCAAGTGTTAATAATAAATTAGTTTCTCTAGCTTAATTGGAGCTGGTCGGTTTTTTCTGCCAGCTCTTTTTTTTTTTTTTTTT